TGGTATCTCATTTGCACCTTCTCCTAATAAATATAAGGTAGAACTACCACTTGCGTAGTAAGGAACGCCTTTCATCATTCCATTGTAAGTACCTGCTGCAAAGGTATTAGGTGCGTTTGCTCCTACTAAAACTCTATTTACCGCTTGTACTTGTCCGTTCTCTGGAACTGCGAATACAATCGATGCTCCATTAGTTACCGATAGATTGGATGAGCCTGATGCGATTACTAATTCACCTTTTTGTAAGGATGATGTTACCGCCGATAGGGATTCTAAACTACCACGTCTGTGTTTAATGATTTGTGCCATATTTGGTTATTTCTTTTTTTCTGATTTGAATTCCTTTATAAATATTTATTTTTTATCGAATCGTATGGTAGTTTTATATTATTTTAAAAAAAAAAAATAAATTTTACCACTCACCCATATCAATATTAATGTTAGATTGTGATACATAAACTTCTGCATCGGTTGCGTATGTAGAATCCAATGAAGAACTCCAAGCATTTATAGATGCCGATGTTAATTCTAAATTATTTAATCTGATGTTTACTGATGAACTTAAATTTGTTATCGAAGATAAACTTCCACTTAATGCAGTTACTATTGAAGAACTTATTGATGAAGATATTAAAACTTGCGATGCTGATAAAGAAGAACTTATTACTGCTACTTCTATATCGGTTGCAATATCATTATATCCAATTGTTCCCGTAATAAATATTTGCGATGAACCAGATACCACACCATCAGGTAAAGTAGCTGCTACATTGTTTGTTATGATATTAATAATTGAAGCAGAAAGTGATGTTTCTAAAGATTGTGATACTGCGTTATTTACTGCTTCGGCAAAACTACCACCAGATTGACTAATGGCATTACCAGCGATTACCGCTGCTGCTAATTCTGTACTACCTTCTATTTGTTTTAATCTTATTAAGTTTGCCATATCCTATAAATATCCTTTATTACTATAATCCGTATTTTAAATTAAGATACATTTAGTTGTACATAATCAACCCACGGGCCGTGATTACCATTCCAGTTTCCTGCATCTTGTCCGGTTATTCGAACTTCTACGGATGTTATTGTATCAAATGTTGCAGGAATTTCACTTCTATTTAAAGTCAATGTTACATCGGTATAATCCAAAGGAGCGATATTTGAACCTGTTGTTTTTGTTACAATGGTTGTTCCACTTGCATTTTTAAATAATAATGTAAAATTATAAGTATCATTATTATTTGGGCCGTTGTTCTCACGTTTAATATTAACAATTCCAGTAAAAGAATTTGCAGTAGAAACATAACTACTAACATTTACAGATTGACTAACTGTTCTACTTACATATGTGAAGTACAATACTCCATTTAAAACTGCAGCTTGATTTGATGAAGTGAAAGACCATGTTCCAAATCCACCACTTGCTGTCCATCCCGTTGTTCCGGAACTAAAGTCAGAATTAGTTAATAATTGTGTTGGAGTGTTATTGTTGTTAGTATTATTTGGTGTTATACTAAATCCATTTAAAAAATATATTCCCATATTGTTTATATTTCTTTTTATTTAAATTTTCCTATAACATAAATATCATTAATAGTCACATTATCGTAATCTATGTATTGTTCATTTAAAGTTATTACTACATTATTTCCAACTTCTTTTATTGTATAGTTTCCTGGAATATGTAAACCAAAAACTAAAACTTCAAAATTTTCAGGAGATGCACCTTCAGTTCCATAATCTAAACTCGTATTATAAATAGTAAGTGTGTTTTCGGAATTATCAAATGTATCTACCGATTTTCTAATATTTCTACCACTAAATTGAAGTATTTCGTTATAGAAATCTGAAACTTTATTTTTATTATTTACTAATTTTGTTGAGTTTGGATTAGATTTAGTGTTTGTATTAAATTTAGTATTTGTAGGTATATCAATATTTAATAAACTTCCCGTTAAATCAGTAGACACTAAATTGTTTGGATTTATTTTTGGTATAATCCTATTTAATTTTTTGGCGTTTGAATTAAATTGTTTAAGCATATTGTTCTATATCTCCTTCTATTTCTATATAATCATCCGTATCTAAATCGTATTCGAAATTATTTTTTATAAATTTTAAAAGTAATCCCTCACCATTTTGCTCAACTATATAATCTCTCGCACTTATAGATTGTGTATTTATGTAAACAACTAACCTATCTTGCGTTGCTCTATATTCAATCTCTCTCAATAAAGAAACAAATCGATATCCTTTTGCTTCAAATATAAAATAATCAGAATCCTCTAAATTTTTTGGTATTAAAACCGCTCTATGAGGATGTCTATTTATTTTTTTAGTTATATCTAATAAGCTTCGTTTCATTATACAATATCAATAAATTTACCTGTTATTGTAATTTCATCACCACTATCAACTACAAATCCCAAATTAGCAGGAATAAAATTTATTGTAAGTGATGTCGATGTTATTGTTATTGTAAAATGAGTTGTGTGATAGTATCGTGTACCATTTATATAGAGCTTAACATCATATGAATCATCGCCAACTGATATTGCTCCAGCTATTACAGATATTAATAATGGTGGTGTTTTTATCAATTTAACATTGGTAAATGTTATAGTGTTATTTGAAATGGGATTTTGCGCTTTACTATTATTTAAAGATAAGAAATCAATCAAATCCTTATTATCATAATATGGTGATGGAGTAGTAAGTAATCCTTCTAAACGACCAGTACCACTTGTCACATCCGTTTCAGTTGCTATTACAACTCTTCTCGTAGATATGGATTTTCTTGTAGTAGATTCTCCATCGAATTTTTCTGGTAATAAATATGCTTTAACGTTCAATGAAAATTCAACTCTATTAATTCTTTGCGAACCCTCACCCACTTCGTTTATTACATTAAAATCTGAAATCGATGTTCTGAATTTAAATTTATCTCTATCTCCCCAATATGTTGATGTAAAATTCAATTGCTCAATTACTGAATTTAATTGTTCGGTATAATCTGTCCAAACCATACATTCGTAATTAACTTCAACGTAGTCAGGCATTACAATATTAAATAATTCGTATTTTGGTTTTACCGAACTACCCAATGCAGTAAATCTATCGTATCTATTATCTTTTGAATATCGTGTAATAGTTGGATATGAAACGTGTCTATTCTGCATTGGCATCGTTTCATCTTTTGCAATTGATGTTCTACGAAGCATCATTAATGGTAATTGTATAGAACCTTTTTTATCTCTATAAACGCCATCTCTTCTCGCTCCCTTCCATCTTTCCGAATTACCATATATAACGGGAATACTTACCGATTTACCATTGTAATCTAATTTTGGTAAAGCAACATCTTCCAAATATGTCATCATAGCATAATCTATATCAAATAGACCTACGCTTTTTTTAACATCTCCAACATTGGATTTTATTTCATTTGACCTGTTTAAATTGGCCTTTATTGGATTTATTGACATATTAATTAATTAATTCGTTCTTCTATGTTTAATGCTGATTTATTAACCATAAATGTACTACATACAATACTAAAGTTATTATCCGGCTGTCCTCCTACAAATTGAATTTCAGTTGTGTTATCAATTTCATAATAAGAACCATCAAAGAATATAACATCACCAATTTCAGGATATGCACTTTTTTCTTCACACGCAAATCTATCTAATCTAAACTCTATATTTTGATTAGCATCCGAACCAAATCCTTCATAATTAGTAGTTTCGGATTCCTTATTGATTAATGCATATAATTGTACGCCAGGATGCCAAGTCTTATTAATCGATTCGCCATACAAATTGATTTTTGTTTCACTTAAATTAACTTTAAATAATACAATCGCATTTTGTATAACAACATCGACAACTTCTCTTGCTATTCCTTTAAAAAACGCTACATCTCTTTCTGATATAAACTTTGGCATATTATCCTACATATATTTTTAATGGAACTTTTCTCAACATTTCCTGCTGATGGTCAGCTTCATGTGCTTTATTTTCCATCACATTCTTTCTACTTAATTCCTCCAAATTTTCCCTCAATTGTGTAATCAATGCATCTTTCTCAACCTGTGCCTCTGCTCTCAATGCTGCCCCATCTAAACTAATATCCGCATCTGGAATTGGAATAGTAGAATATTTTTCTCTAATAGCACCTAACAATTCTTTAGAAAGTGCCAATGTATATTTTCTAATCCACTGCTTACCCACATCGTTAATATTTGAATATTGGATAAAATCATATGGAATATCTGAATAATCCGAAAGTGAATCCGATTGAATAGTTTGAGAATCATGTTCGAATTCATCTCTACTCATATAATCAAAATACAATCGAGTTGGCCCATGTCCTTCTCTCGGCACCGGAAACACTTCTATTTTATTATCAATAATATTAAAACTATGGTGTGATTTACGAATATGGTCATTTAATTCAATAGCTTGGACTCGTAATACATCTTCATATAAAGGCATTAATAGAAATTGTGCTGCCGGAGAATATGAACCAAATCCCATTTCATCCATTAAATTTAATGTACCCTGCCCACCAACGGAATATGGGTCAAAGAATCTTTGAATAGCCGGAGTTGCTTCATAGAATACTTTTGTAACATCTATTGTAGATGAGCCTGTAAACATTGTAGTAAATGATGCAGAAGTTTCAGTATCAACAGATGCACTCATTAAATTATAACGTTGTTGACCTGGAACTAATTCAATATATGCTTTTCTTTGGGATGTATTTCCACCTACCCCAGCCAATGTTCCATATTGTTGGGACATACGAACTGTTGTTGGTAAAAATGAACCATCGACTAATGTTTGAGAATAATTATTTCTAGCAGATTTTGGAGTACCTTTTAAGATATCCAAATTATTTCTAAGATTAAATTGATTAACTTGTGCAGAATATTCTGAAGTTGCTTCTTCAAAACAAGCATAAAATTGCTCATCAACCATTTCGATATCTACAATTGGATATCCCAATCGTTTTGCACACCATACTGCGGTTTTAGGTCCATCGCTTACGAAATCCGTATCAGTATCATAGATTCCAAATGGAGTTTTACCTGCGATAGCCGAACCACTACCTGGCCATTTTAAATTTAAAGACATATTATTCCAATTATATTTACATATAAATATAAGAATAAAAAAAGAGTGAATACTTCTAACCACTCTTTCTTATTTTAGTTTTATTATGCTACTTAAATATCAAAAATAAAAAAGGGAAAGTATTTCTACTTCCCCTTTTTATTATTTTAAGTTTATTACTTATCTAATCTACTCAAAGATTAAAGAGTTTCTAAACCATCAACGACAATCTTACCGTAGAATTCTGGTCTTACGATTTTCTTAGCGTATCTAGTCATAACACCTCTTCTCGGAGTGAAGTTAGTTGGGTCATAAACTAAAGGAGTCATAATCAACGGAACATATGGAGCGTAAACAGCACCTGTTTCGAAGAAGTTAGAACCTTTGAAACCTAATAAGATAACGTTTTCAGTCATATAAGGGTTCTTATAAACATCGTATCTATTAGAGATAGAACCGATGTTAGTTACACCTGCTGCGAAAGTTAACGCGTCCTTACCAGGATTTGCAGAGAAACCATTCATTGATTCTAAAATTGTTGCTACGTTTGGAGATACAACGATAAAGTTTGCACCACCTCTCATAGTTAATTGATGAATTTTGTTAGAAATCTTTTGTAATTTGATTCCTAAAGTTTGATACCAAGTGCTCTTAGTGTAAGCAGATGCTGCCACTGCGCTAGTATCAGGTGCAAATCCGTTTCCGTTCCAATCGTATCCAACTTTTGCTGACCAGTATTCAGTTGAGAAAGCGTTTTGTTGTAACATTTCTAAGATTTCTAAGTCGATTTCTAAAGAGATGTACTCACTTAACATTTGAGTCAATTCCGCTTCTGCATCTACAGAGTGGTATGCGTTCAAATCTTGTGCCAATTCAGGAGTCCAAATTGCTTTCAACTTACGAGTCTTAGCAACG